TTCATCACTTGATGTTAAAAAAGTTGGTGATGCTTATGAAATCGAAATAGTTAATCCTATTGAATATGCTTCATATGTTGAGTTTGGGCATAGAACAAGAGGTGGTAAAGGTTGGGTTGAAGGTAAGTTTATGCTTACTATTTCTGAAGATGAAATTCAGGCTTCATCACAAACCATTTTGGAAAACAAGATAAAAAAAGAATTGGGTGATGCGTTTGTATGATTAAGTCAATTGTCAGTGCTTTGTCTGAAGCAATATTTAATGAATTTGGTTCAGACTATGAAATTTATACTGAAAATGTTGAACAAGGTTTACAAGAACCTTGTTTTTTCATTTCTTCTTTATCACAAAACAGCAAACAGTTTTTTTCAGAACGATATAAAAAAACTAATTTGTTTACAATTCAATATTTCCCTTCTACTTCTGAAAAGAAATCAGAATGTTATGAAGTCGCTGAAAGGCTAACACAAATTGTTGAATGGCTTAATGTTGGTGATGATTTATTAAGGGGTACAAATATTCAAACTGAAAATACAAATGGTTTTTTAACGCTAACTGTTAATTACAATTATTTTGCTGTTTCCAAATCAAAAGATGATGTTGATGCTATGGATGAATTTGGTATCAATGCTAACATAAAAAGGAATGATTAATATGGCTACTAAAAAAACAAATGAAGAAGCAACATTTTCAAAGGAACAAATCCTTTCATCTGTTGCTTATTCTCATAGGAAGGATATTCTTGGGGCTCTTATCGCTGATGATGAATATATCAGCCTTGAAGAAGTTCAGAATAGACTTGATAAATTTATGAAAGGTCAGGTGAATTAAAATGGCTTTAGGTGGTGGAACATTTATTACACAAAATAAGGAACTACCGGGTACATACATTAATTTTGTTTCAACTGCACAGGCTTCAGCCACTCTTTCTGATAGGGGTATTGTAACAATGCCTTTAACACTTGATTGGGGTGTTGATGATGAAATTTTTGAAGTAACTGCTGATAAGTTCCAAAACAATTGTATTGCACTATTTGGATATGATTATTCTGATGATAAGATGAAATCATTAAGGGATTTGTTCAAAAATGCAAAAACACTTTATGCTTACAGGCTTAATTCAAATGGTGTTAAAGCTACTTGCACTTTTGCTACTGCTAAATACAGTGGTATTAGGGGTAACGCTCTAAAGATTGTGATTGAAAAGAACATTGACAATCCAACTTCTTATGATGTTAAGACTGTATTTGACACTAAAATTGTAGATACTCAAACTGTTACTACTGCTAAAGAACTTATTGATAATGATTATGTCACATTCAATACTTCTGCTTCACTTGTTATCACAGCAGGTACAGCGTTTAGTGGTGGCACAAATGCAACTGTTACAGGTACATCACATCAGGATTATCTTGATAAGATTGAAGCATATTCATACAACATTATGGCTGTTGAAACAACTGATACAACTATTAAAAACCTTTATGTAAACTTTGTAAAAAGATTGCGTGAAGAAATGGGTTGTAAATTCCAACTTGTTGTTTATAATTGTGCTGCTGATTATGAAGGTGTTATTAATGTTAAAAACAAATGCCTTGATGATAAAACTGTTGGAAGTGACAGTGTAGTTACATATCCTTGTGAAGCTGCACTTGTTTATTGGGTTGCAGGTCTTGAAGCAGTTTGTGCCATTAATGAATCTTGCTTAAATAAGGAATATGATGGTGAATACACTGTTGATGTTACTTATACACAAGCACAATTGAAAGCAGCTATCAAAGCAGGTGAACTTGTTTTACATAAGGTTAATTCAACTGTTCGTGTACTTGAAGATGTTAATTCACTTGTTACTGAAACAACTGATAAAACAGATGTTTTCAAGGAAAATCAAACAATTAGAGTGATTGACCAAATCGCTAATGATATTGCTGTAATATTTAATGAAAGATACCTTGGCACTGTTCCAAATGATTCTGAAGGTAGAATAAGCCTTTGGAATGATATTGTTAAATATCACAACGAACTTCAAAGAATACACGCTATTGAAAACTTTGAAGAAGATGATATTACAATTGAACAAGGTAACAAGAAGAAAGCTGTTTTAGTTACAAGTGCTATTACAGTTGTTAATACTATGTCACAGCTTTATATGACTGTTACAGTTGATTAATAAGGAAGGTGTATAAAATATGTCAAAAAATAACATTACTATGCTTTCAAAAGATGCTATTTCAGCTTCACTTGCAGAATGTTATATCACCCTTCAGGGTAAAAGATATAATTTTATGCAGGCTATTAACCTTGAAGCAAATTTTGAAAAGAATAAAACTGAAGTTCCTATTCTTGGTAAAACTGGTAAAGGTAATAAAGCCACAGGTTGGTCAGGTAGTGGTTCAGCAACTTTTCATTATAACACAAGCATTTTTAGGAAGTTGTTACTGAATTATAAGAATACTGGTGAAGATGTATATTTTGATATTCAAATCACAAACAATGATCCATCTTCATCAGCAGGCAAGCAAACTGTAATTCTTCAAGATTGCAACATTGATAATGGTATTCTTGCTAAATTTGATGCTGATGGTGAATATCTTGATGAAGATATGGACTTCACATTTGAAGATTTTAGTATCCCAACTGAATTTACTATGCTTGATGGTATGCTTGCATAATTTAAACACATCATATATGCCCCTAAAACGATTTAGGGGCATTTTTATTTGAAGAAAGGATAATTTCACTATGTCAAAATTAAACAGATTTTTAAAAGAAAATAAGATTGTAAAAGAAAACACATTTTATCCGGCTACTAAATCTTTAGTTGATGAAGATGGTAGCCCACTACTTTGGGAAATTAAGCCATTAACTACCAAAAGAAATGAAGATTTAAGGGATTCTTGTACAAGAGAAGTACCAGTTAAAGGTAAACCTAATATGTACAAAGAAAAACTTGATGGAACTAAATACACAGCTAAATTAGTTGCTGAATCAGTTGTTTTTCCTGATTTATATGATAAAGAACTTCAAGATTCTTATGGTGTAATGACACCTGAAGCATTAATTATGGAAATGATTGATGATCCGGGTGAATATGCAAATTTTGCAAAGTTCATTACTGAATTTAATGGCTTTACTGATATAAATGATGATATTGAAGAAGCAAAAAACTAATAAATGAAGACAGTGAAGCAACTTATGCATATTATTGTCTTCATAAATTTCATATCTTACCTTCTGAATTTTCAGCGTTACCACAAAAGGAAAAAGCTTTTGTAATTGCTTCTATTGATATACGCATTGAAAATGAAAAGAAGGAAGCTAAAAAAATGAAATCCAAAAAACGATAATGAAAGGGGTTGATGTGCTTGGCAACGATTAGTACAACTATCAGTATTGTTGATAAAATGACAGGAACTATGCAAGGAATTATTAATTCAGTGCAAAAAACTATTGATATACTTGATGAAGTTGATTCTGCTACATCCAAAGGGTTTGATACAAGCAAAATTGATAGTGCAAGACGAATTATAGATGAAGTCAATGCTGAATATCAAGAAACGCAAGAGCAAATCAAAAAAGCAGCCGATAATCAGGAAACATTAAATCAAAAGCTTTCTACAGGTAAAACATCAGCTTCTTCATTTGTAAAAGCAATAGCAGGTTTATCAGTAGTTCAAAAAGTTTTAAGTTTAGTCACAGGTCAACTTGATTCTGCAATAAGCAGAATGGACACAATGACTAACTTTAATAGAACTATGACTGCTGTAACTGGTCGTGCTGATTTAGCCAGTGCTTCCCTTTCTGAACTTAAAACCATAACCAAAGGCACAGCATATGGATTAGATACTGCTGCAAGTGCTGTTCAAAACTTCACCACAAGAGGTATGAGCATTGGAAACGCTACATCTGAAGTTGGTAAATGGGCTGATGCTGTATCTTTTTATGGTGATGGAACTAATGAAACGCTTGAAACTGTTCAAGATGCTTTAGGTAAAATGATGTCAAAAGGCACAGTTGAAATGGAACAGTTAAACAGATTGACAGATGCAGGTATTAACGCTGTAGGGATTTATGCACAAGCAACAGGTCAATCAACATCAAGTGTTCAAGATGATTTAAGCAGTGGTAAAATTTCT